GAAAGATAATACCAATATCGGAGAGATCAGTATCGGGCCGGCAGAAGGCTAATCAAATGCTGCCAGAAAACTGGAAAAAATACTGCCGTGAGTTAGAGGCGCTGGACATCATAGAAATCGTGCAGCAAGTAACTAACTTCAGTCTAGCTGAGTTGCGTGGAAAGCGCAGGATGGCGTACCTAGTGGATGCGCGACAACTGTTTGTGCGGCTGTGTGAAAACCACACAACCCTGTCTTATTGTAGGATGGGCTATGCCATGAACAGAGATCACACAACAATGGTGCATGCCTCTAAAAGAGAAAGTTCACCAGAGTTCACAAGCTGGCTAGAAAAAGCAGAGCGTTTGGTCGATGAGTTGAAGGAGCGTGAATTTGGGCCGGAAGAACCGCAAAGCCACCGCAGCAAAAACTCACAGGTATACAAGAAGATCCATGTTGTTTAACTGCGCATACTGCGGCAAGCAGTGTGACTATGCCAACGATGACTGGGTTACTTTGGGAACTGGCGATGACATATGTCTAGGTTGCCTTCACCCAGAGAAATATGGGGGGGATAAATAGGGGGGTTTTGCCCCCTTATTTTTTTGACTTACCTTTTTTGGCTTTGTTTCTTTTGGAGATTGCAGAAGCCTTCTTCTTTGCGTCAGCCTTGCTGCTTGCACCCCATGCCCTGAGACTAAGCAGGAGCCTGGTAGGTTTGCCCTTCGCATCTCGTTCCGGCCCCCTCATGCCACCCATACGCGCCAAGAAGCTGGCCCTGCGTGGGTTGTCACCCTTCTTCACAGGCGCTTTTAGGTTCATGCCCTGTTTGCGTGCAGAAGCCCTGCCTTTTGCATTCAAGCCGCCCTTGGGATTCTTGCCAGCCTTACGCTGCCATGCCGGTGTCCTAGCCATCAGACAAAGCCCTCATACGCTTGACGAGCCGCTTGGCTCTGTTAGGGACTTGATCATGCCAGCGTGAGTCTACCATCTCGTCTGCCGCCCTGTTCCAATCGCGTGCATCAACGCCAGCCTTCATACCCTTGAACTTGGAGAGGCGCGGTCTGCCCATATTAAACATCATATTTGCGATTATTAATTGGCAGTCTTCCGGCAGATCGTCAAAGTCTGGGTACAGAACCTGACACTCATCCAGCGTTGAAGCGATATCCAAGGCAAACACTTGCCGCACACGCTCATCAGAGACAGGCGTGCCAACAGCCTGACCGTGTTCTGGATCTTGCTCTACCACCAAATGCCCAATGCCAAACGTAGGCAGTCCCAGATGATCTAAATAGATCTCTGCTTTACAGCCTTCATCATCCGCAAGTTCTTCGCGTAACTGATCTTTGTTCATTTCTTCTTTTTCTTAGCAGTTTTTGCAGATTGCTTAAATGCTTTAGCAGTAGGCGCACCCTTGCTACCAACCTTGCGCATTTTTTCTCCAGAGCCAGCAGCAATCCGCTTACGCTTTGCGTGGATATTTGCGTATAAACCAGGTTTCTTTGCCATTATTTTTTCAATCCCTTGATACCTCTAAGACCAAATGATGCAGCAATACTAGCATACATTGCCCACTGGAACCAATCCGGCGTGCGGCCCAGCGCATCGAACCCACGCTCAACATACGGCTGCAATGGCGGGATAAAGCACATAGCAATGATAGCTATAAACAGAATAGTCCAAGCCTCATCCTTCCAGCTATCCTTGCTGGCTTCGGCCATAATCTTTTCCCAGCCAGCTTCATGCGTGGCAGCGACCTTCATCACCTCAGCCTCAGCCTCAGCACGAGCCACCTTTACTTGACTCTTAGCGGCCTTCTCAGCAGCCTTGCCTTTCAGCCAACCGCCAGCAAGATCACCAATAATAGGTAGTAAAGCCTGTATCATCTATTTTGTCCTGTTGTGCATGTCCCACATTATCGCTTCTCACTTCCAAGCCAAACAGCAAAAGCGCCAGTCATTGCGCCACTGACCACACTCACCATCGCGGACTGCTGTGTAGTAATATCATCTAATGACATTCCCCATTCAATCACACGAATGTACATAATAGTCATTACAAACATCATAAAGCGCGGCAGTATCTTCCACTGCAAAACCTGTTCAGCACTCATTTCTGGCTATCCTTGATTGCTTTGAGGGTGTCATAAATATTGGGTGGCGGTGGCTGATCAATGTCCCACTGGCAGAGATATTCCTTTGGGCGAAACTCATAAGGCGCAAACATCAAAGTCTCTTGGGTATTGTGTGCGCCACGATACACGCATGCTGTAGTTTTCTTATCAATCTTCATGCACTTGGTAAGTCTGCACACAGTCAGATCGTTAGCAGCCTGTGCAAAAGCACCCCGCATCCAGAAGGCAAACAACAATATGCCAACTATGCCAAACACAATAACGAGGCCAACACCTACGTTGCCAGCAGTCTCAATGTTTTTCTTTCGGCGCTTTACAGCAGCTTGCCTAGCTTTAGCCCTACCGTCCTTGGCTTCTTCACAGAAGCGTTCATAGTCACGCCACAGACCAGGGCGACCAGACAGTATCATCAGTTCTTTGAGTTGCTTTTCTTTCTCACGGATCTGCTCAAGAGCCATAAACTCTTCAAGATCATTGCCGCCTACACCTCTGGCACGTTTCTTGTTGCCCTCTCGCCTAAGATCTTCTTTGCAAGAAACAAAGGTGCCAAGAGCCTTGCCAGCAGAAGCTAGTTCACGCCCATTCTGGATGGTGGTTTTAATAACTGCAAAGGCGGCATTGGCTGCTGCAAGTTCTGCTAACATCAGTACACCTTTGTGTCCTTATCTACCATGACTGGCAAACAGTAAGCGGTGATCTTCTGTCCTTGTTTGTGCAGTCGTTGTGCAAAGTACACGCAGTCATCAACAGAGCGAAAGTACATATCATTGCTCTTGAGGCGTTGCTCTTCACCCAAGCCGACAAATACAAACAACAAGAAGACATGAATCATCCATTAACAATTAGCCCTATGAGCAAAACAATGGTGGTGCCAGCAGTGCCAATCATAATGTGTTCGATGCGCTTAATACGCAGGATGGTTTCCTTCCAACGCTCAGCGCACACTGCTTCGTGAGTGTCGATCTGAGACTGCACAGATGTGACGGTGGGCTTGCTCATCAATCGGCGTCCGCAATGGTCAAGTCACCGGCTGCGACCTGACGCATGATTTCATCGTAGTGGCGGTTGCCAGCAGACTCAGGAACCACGCATTGAATGCCGTTAATGGTTGCTATAATTGATACAGATATTGCACCAGAATCACTTGTGCTTTCATGTCTAACAGCATTTTCAATAATCATAATTATAACTCCGCATCTAATTGCAGTTCACCGGCAGTATTAAAATACCCAGTATAGGCATATGCACTGTTGGGTGTGAAATCGACGGTGACTCTTGCAGTTATACTAGAGGAGTCAAGGCTTACGAAATTCATCTCACTCAGGGAAAAAGCTTTTGATTGGTTGTTTCCACCAACAAAACCAAAATTGCCTGAAACGTCTGAACCTATAGTGGGGTTTGCCCTCATTGATGTTGCTATAGGCACTGAAAAGAATATGTTGTTAGAACTCCAGCGTTGTCCGGGGAAAACATTATAACTGCTATTCACTGAAGAGCCACTGACTTGATAGTACCTCTGACACCTAGCCAACTCATCCGCAAACGACCGATGCTCAAACGGCGTGGCCTGTTCGCCGACCTCAAGCTGGACGCCGGTGATGTTTAAATCATAAGCGGTTGTGCCAGTATTGGAATACTGACCTATTGCAATAACAAGGAAGCTGCCAGCATTGATAGTTTTCCCATCAACAGATGGAATAGTTAATTGTGCCGTGTAACGAACCCAACTACTTGTCAGGCTAGCTGTTACCTGCACAGCGGTCAGGTCCACATCAGAAGAGCCGCTAGTGCCAAAGTCCTGCGTTCCATAAACATACAAGCCGCCTGTTGGCGCAGTGCCTTTTGCATAAAAAGAAATCGTAACAGTCCCAGCGGGAACCGATGTAACATCTTCGATTTTCTGTGTTATAGTTGTGAAGTCACTAGATGTAGAAACATTCAGTCTAGCGTATTTTTGCAAGCCACCTGTTTCGCTTGGGTTGCTGTTTGTTTCTTGGCTGAAGGTTGTAGAGCCACCCGACTGATTAACAAACCAACGGTCGAGCGAAACATAGCCACCAGAGGTGCTTGAGGTTCCTCGCTGGGCCACAGCAAATGAACCGTTAATCAACCTATTCCTGCCTGTAATGCCACCGGCATCAGCCGAACCGGCGAGGTCTGCGAAATCTCTTGCTCGTGACATTATGCGTTCTCCAGTGCGGTCAGTCGTGTCTCAATATCACCAAGCCGCTGCTCTGTAGCTGCGCCGATAAACGCCAGCAGTTCAGCGTAGCGGATGCCAAGCCGTGTGCGCTGTGTTGCACCCTCTGTGTCAGCATCCACAATGTTGCCATCGGCATCTTCGTGCCAAGTGTTTGCCATATAAAAAGCGTAGTCAGCGGCGTCTAGCCCTGCATCAGAAATCGCTGTCGCCACTTGCTGTGCCATAACACCGGAATGAATACGAGCCGCATCACCTTTGGCTGCAACTGCGCTGTTCCACTTAAAAGTTTTGAACAACTTGCTGATGGCTTTTGCTGCAATCATTTCTGCGTCGGTCAGACTTGCAATCTGTTGCTTGTCGTTCTGGTCTGAGCCTGTTGTAACGCCGCTAGTCGCGTAAACATCGTCAAAACGTAGGCTTGCCGCACCTAAGTCAACATTGTTATCGCTTCCCTGACCCGATGCGGTAACTGGAACAATCTGCGCACCACTTCCAGAATGTCCAAACCGCAAGCCTCTAGCCGTGCCAGAAATATAAACATAGCTTTCATTTGCACCAAGTGTACCGACAGCAGCGTCATTTTTGCGAAGTTCTAAAATTTCGCCATCAGATGATTTCCGGTTTACAACCAGCACTACATTGCCGTCTCTTGTGTGATGGGCAAATCCGGTACTTGTAAGAGAATGACCAACATTTGCTGTGTCAAAGCTAGTCTGAGCCACCAGCAAGTGGCCGCTGCTGTTGATGGTTGCACGGACAGACCCTGCTGTGGCGAAACCTATATTTCCAGCAGTTTGACTGCCAGAGTCACTGTCACAACTAATAGACGCAACTGTGTTTGCGCCGTTGGTAAATCCTAGCGTTGCTGTATCAGCACCATTGCTTGCAGTGCAACCAAGATTGAGGCGACCACGATTGGCCGTGCCTTGAATTGTGACGTATTTGCGGCTGGCGTTACCGTCAGATGTTATATCGCCGTTAGTGCAGCCGATGCCCACGTTGCCGCTGCTGTCGATGCGCATACGTTCTGTTGGATTTGTTGAGCCAGACGCGCAAGTTGAAAGCTGAATATGTCCGCCATCTGCGCTTGTCGTGCTTTGCTCAATGCCAATCTGACCAACTGTGCCGCGATTACTTGCGCCAATAATTCTGCCGCCAGCGGTTGCTACGTCTAAAGATTGTTTGCTTGTAATGTGACCATTTTCATCAACTGTTACTTGACCACCGCTGCCAGTCATAACCGTATCGCCCGTCCCATTCGGGTCGAGGGTGATGTCGCCATTCGT